GTTCCATCATATCAAACTGCTTTTGAACCTGTTCACCAACCAAGCGTGTTACTGCACCAGATACATCATCACGGAATGATACTGTGATATCTTCCCAAGTGTGCTTACCAGCAAAGTGTACCTTTGAGTTGTATACATCAACTGTTAGTGGTTCAAATGCTAGCTTCGGACGAGCAAATGTTTTGATTTGTTTTGTTAGTTCGGTTCTTGGAGAACTGATACCAAAGTTTTCAAATGTAGCACGAAAACCGTATGCTAATTTTGGGAATAGTAATCCCTGTTGATTTGCGCTTTGGTCATTATCCAAAGGAACTGTGAATTTGTTCAATGAAGAAACTGACATATTATATAACTCCTGTTTGTTATTAGTATTTATTAAATTTTAGACAAAAAAACGGGGGTATAAAACCCCCATTTCTTCATTTATAATGGCTATATTAGCCGTTTGCCGCTGCTACATTTCCAGAAGATATTTCACCAGTGTTTTTCAAGCGAACTGGAACAAATATAAATTCAGCTGCTTTAACTGGCTCAATCGCCACATCAACGTAAAGTTCATTACGATCAATGCGTGTTGGTGTGTTATTAGTCGTATCACATACAACCAAGTAGTCATAGATACCACGTTTTGCAACCAAATCATTCATTAACTGTTCAACTGCTTGCTTTAGTTCATCACGTGTGATCTTATCATTTGGTTCAAATACGAACGGCTTTGATATTGCATCAAGTTCTCTACGAACATATGCCATCAAACGTGCCACGTTAATGCGATCAAGGGCGGATGATGTACTATGGCGTGTTTTGTTACCATAGTTAACAAGACCTGTTCCATTAATGAATGTCAATGCGTTGATGTCATTTTCATACAATGTGTCACGGGTTCCTTTACCAACGTTAGTTCCTACGAACTCGCCATTGATATCCACATAACCTAGACCAGATGCATTGTCGATCTGTCCACGCTGAACACCAGCTGGTGCCATCCAAGGATATGAACGATCATCTGAACGAATAAGTGTGCGAAGCATCATATGTGATGGTGGAACAACAACCGTATTACCACTTAGATCATTTGTCTGTCCCGAAGGATAGAATATTCCAAGATACGTGTCGTTTGTTAGAAGTCCATCTTCGCCTGTTCCAGCAGCACCACTTGCATTGGTTGCCCAATTCTGTAATGCAGAACCTACTGTGGATAAACGCATCGGCGTATCACCCACTACGAATCCAGTAGAATCACGATCATTGTTTAGTGTTACTAGGTTAGCAATTAATTCTGGATAACCCGGTGCCGCTAACAATGTGAATGCACGCTGTTCTTCACGTAAATCAGTGCTACTATCTACTATTGATTTCATAGCTTTTGATACAATCTGACGTTGTGCTTTACGCATCATATATGGTGAACCATCAGATTTATTACCTGAAGCCGTTACCCACGCATCCTTTTCAGTAGGAAGTGTTGGATATACGGATACATCACTGAAGTTTGTTCTTGAGAAGTAATCTGTGCGGAACTGCTTAACTGTTCCACCTGAACGGCGAGTATTAAACAATAGTGTACCACGTGGGTAAAGTGCTGGCGAAGGTGCATCAAGGTCAACCGTATCAATGACTAACAAATCAGCCACCGTAGTTACCGTTCCGGTAACTACGTCCGTAGTTGTGTCGCCCATATAACGAGCATCAGCAAATACGATACCATTTTCAGTTGTTTGATCGGTATTATCAATCTGAACAAACTTGTTTTCACCAGAAACTGTTTCATAACGATACATTGCTGGGTAATTTTCAAGATCGCCCGAATCCAACCAAAGGTCACCGACAACAAGAGTTGTTTCGTCACTTTGTGTTGTTGGCTCCGTTGCCGATACAATAACACCCGCTGGATCAGTATCCGATAGATCAAAGCCACGTGTGTCGTTTGCTAGGTTTTGATATCCGACCCAGTTTGTGCCATCGTGAACCATAACATCAACATCAGTCGATGCATCATACCAGTAAGTAAGGTCTGATGGATTTTGTGAAGGTGCGGTCAAAGATGCAGTATATGTTGGTGCAACCCAGTTTGATAAAATCAAATCGACATTGTTACCAGCACGAACTTGCCCCGATGTGATACTTGTTGAAATACCCGCATCTGCAAGTGGTGTTCCGCTTGTGTCTTTAGCAACAATCACGCCGCCAGCACTATGCTTAATCTTTAGTGCACCAGTTGAAGTGATTTCAGCAGATACATATGTAAGTCCAGCACCGTTAATGTCACTTGCCAATGAAGTAAGGTCTGTTCCAGATGTTGTCACTACAATAGCTGCCGAAAGCGTAGTTGATGATACTGCGGATTCTTGTAATGTGAATGTGTCTGAAGCTGTAATAACAGCAGATGTTTCTGTTCCTGTTACTTCAAGATCGCCAGCCGAATAACGACGGAAAATCTTATATGTAGCTGTATCATCTTCATCTACATCAAACTGTGTATAAAGCGTTCCTACTGCGATGCTTTCGCCGCCGCCAGAAACGTCTAATCCATTGTTTGCTGCACGATCATTTTCGTATAACGGTGCATCAACCGCACTGAAAGATTCAGTTGTTGTGCTGTAAACGTACATAGAAAGGTCAGCACCTGTATTTGGTGTTGTTGTCTTAATCCAAACCGAACCAGTAGGACGTGGTGTTGTATCAGTTGATTTCCACGCTGGAACACTGGTGTGTCCTGTTAATGTCGGTGCATAATATGTTCCCACCGTAATACCAGCATCTGCAAGCGGGGTGCCGCTTCCTTCTGCAAGTAGAATACCTTGGTCAAGAACTGATGAATCACCATCTGTATCTGCATCCAAATCTGCATAGAGTTCAAGGCGGTTATTAACTGCTGCTGCCGTTACACCCGGAACTCCCGCTGTGTTAATATCAGAAACAACACTAGAAAGCGTTGTGCTAGAAAGTGTAACCGTTGTTCCGTTTACAACTATTGTTTCAGCTGCTGTGAATGTAGGAGAAGTTTCCGTACCTTGAACTGTTGGTACTGAAATCTGCCAAGCATTTGAACCTACAAGAACCCATGTGTTGCTACTGTTTTTGTAATAAAGAGGATTTTCGACGTTTGTTGCCACAATCGCATAATCTCCGATTGCGCCGATTGAAGTTTTTGGAACACCAACACTAAGATCAGTAGCCGAAGTGATAACCGTTGGAATCTTATTTGTAAACGTTCCAGTTGATTTATTCCACTGGAATATTCCCCAAAGAGAAGCACTTGAAGTATCAAACCAATATGTTCCGTTTGATGGATTTCCTGTCGGACGAGATGTTGTTCCAACTAGTGCACCCAAATCAACGTCTGCACGAACAACATAGCAACGGTTAGAAACACCGAGAACACTGTATGCAGCCATAAGACCATATTCGTTTAGTTCATAACCATTCAAGGCTGAACCATTTGAGCTTTGGTAAAATAATGGGTTACCAAATGTATTTGTTAGTTCACGTTGCGATGAAATAAGATATACATCGCCCGCTGCTGCGGCGAGTGTTCCTGCCGCTGTTCCTGTTCCTGCACCGCTTAGTTTATCTTGAGCTGTTGCTACAACTACAAGTGGAACGGTTGCTGTTAAACCGGGAACATAAAAACTTTCATCAATGATTGTTACTTCTGCGCCGGGGCTTACTAATACCATATTATTATTTCCTCTCTCTAAATATATGCGAAATCGTTACAGATTTACTTATATATATTTAGGCAATAGCCCAAAATAGCGGGTAAAAACCTTTCCCTTATAAGGGCTAAATAAAATATGGGTAGACCACTATGCAATAAATGCGGCAAGGAGCCAAAAGCAGTTAACTGCTACCGTAATGGGCGTATATATTATCGAACATTATGTGAAACTTGTTTAGGTATGAAGAAAAATCTGATGAAAATAAAACCCCGCTGGATTAGAGCGGGGTATATTAAGAAATCAGTATGTGAAAAATGTGGGTTCAAGCCACGGTTCCAAGATCAGCTATTTGTGTTCTTTATTGATAATGACCGAAATAATATACATATATCAAATATTAAAACGGTGTGTTCTAACTGTCAGATTGAGTTAAGTCTTGATCCGCAAGGGTGGCGTCAAGGTGATCTTCGGATTGACTTGTAAGGTCTTCTGGAACTCCAGCGACTTCGACCAACCCAAGGATAACTTCGGTTACTTCACATAGTCGTTCAATAGTGGAATCATTTTCAAGATGAATATCCATTTTTTCACCAATCCATTCTCGTTCACTTGGATGAATATTACTAATGACACTGGGCGGAATAGCGTTTGGCATCGACCCATCTTTTTCAACTTTATTCCAAGCCTTTACGTCATTAAACCAATCAGGTTCAGGACCACGCTTTACTCGCATAATCTTACCACGCATATTGTGAATCATTTTGACTTCATTTCGGAATCGAACGTCAGGAATAACATAGTTATCGGGATTTTCTAATATAAACTTTTCCATTGCTGCACACCAAATATTCTGTCCGAATACATTGCGTCCTGCTTCAGTACCCATCCACTGTAGCGCAAGTCTAGGTGAAAAGTTTTCTACTTCAAGCCGATTTGCCCACCATTCATCAACCTCTTCTCGCCATTCACGACTTTCGGCAGTTGAACCTTCAAGCATATCACGATCCCACTCAAAAATAGTGGCACACGCATCTTTAAGTTTATCAGCAAAACTGATTTTGGTAAATCCGTGATGTTCTACTAAATGGTCAGCGACTGTATCTTTGCCACTGCCTTTAAATCCGCAAATCCCTAAAATCACTGTCATCGTTTCCTTTCCACAAGTAAATATTTACTTGTTTTTAATGTATAGTAATATTATACCTTATTGTTTGTGCAACTTTCAATATAAAAACTATATCAAACCTCGGAAGATGGCACAATACCAACTGTAAGCATAAATAGTATAAAGGACGTGAACTATGCCAACTGATTTATCAACACTAAGAAATAATGTAGCTGATTACATAATGCTGTCGTTAGGTTCAGGAATGGTCACGGTTGAACTTGACGCCGCCCACATCGATATGGCGTTGGATCGTGCCTTACGTGTATTTCGTCAACGCACAGATAACGCCATGGAAGAAAGTTATGGATTTCTCGACTTGGTTCGAGGTCAGCAGGAATACATTCTTGATGATAACATTATGGAAGTTCGTCAAGTATTTCGTCGTGGTATCGGTTCTGGTGCAGCTGGTCAAGCAACGCAGTTTGAACCATTTGAAGCCGCTTTCGTTAATACATATCTTTTACAAGCGGGTCGCCTTGGCGGTCTTGCTACATACGAACTATTTAATCAATATCAAGAACTAGCCGCAAGAATGTTTGGTGGGTATATCAACTTTACGTGGGAACCCGTATCAAAGAAACTTACACTTGTGCGTAATATCAAAGGGTCTGGTGAATCTATTTTGCTATGGCTTTATAACCGTAAACCCGATGATACTTTATTACAAGATAAAGAATGCTTGCCTTGGCTTGAACAGTATTCATTAGGTGTATGTAAAATGATGCTTGGCGAAGCACGGTCTAAGTTTTCAACAGTTGTTGGACCCGGTGGCGGAACAACCCTCAACGGTGATGCGTTGAAGGCTGAAGGTCAGGCACTTATTGACGAATGCATGGAATCTATTAAACAGTTTGAAGTAGGAAATACTCCATTAGCGTGGATTCAAGGTTAATCATAGAGGTTCATTGGTTTCCGTATACATCACTAAACAATCACCAATAATGTCCCATTGCCATTGTGGAAGTTTATCAACTTCAGCATACACGGCAGGATATAAATCAGTAACCCCCTATTCAATAAGGGTTTTCATAATATCCATTATTACTTCTGTGGGTTCAAAGTTAGGATCGTATTGAAGATCATCCCAAAACTCTTCCTTAGTCATTTTCACCATCCCATTCCCATCTATTATAGCAATCTTCCTGATTAATCATCACTATAAATCTAGTGCATCTATCGCACACGTCAAGATCATTGTAGTCCGCATCCCTCCCGATAATATGCAAAGTTTCATCCCATTTACAGTTACCGCATATGCGATCCGATGGAAGTGGGTCTTTAAGGTTTTGCCAAAACTCTTCCTTAGTCATTTTCACCATCCCATTGCCAATGGGGGTTTCTTTCTGAACCATCTATGTCAGAACGGCGGACACCATGGCATCCACGTATGGATGGTGCTGCTAATGCTTCCCAAAACTTTTGCTTATTCATGTTTTCCATCCCATTGCCAATGGTGGTTTCTTTCCGAACCATGGATTTCCCCTCGGGGTTTGGCATGACATTCGCATACTGAATCCAGTATCGTACCAAAGAAATCGGATTTGCACCATTCGCCGTGAGGTTTACCATGAACGCAGTTATTACAATGTTGTATGGATGGTGCTGCTAATGCTTCCCAAAACTTTTGCTTATCCATGTGTTTATCCTAATATGTTGATAATAAGATAGTGTCGGCGTTAATGCGTCCTGTCAACTTTATTTCAACAGCCTTAATATCACTAAGGAATGTGCGAAGTTTAACTTTACCAGCCTTGCTGAACTCCTTTAACTGGTCTGCTG